AATATTTGCTCTACGACTTGTAATGCATCATCATTTATTTTAGTTAGTAAACTTAATTCAAAACCAATATTGTAAGGCACAGGCATGAAAACCTTCTTCAACTTATTGGTTGAATTATCTACTGCTTTAAAGGTTTGAGTTATACCTGATTTTCTAGATGAGTCATACGCAATAGAAGTCATCTCAAAAGACATTCTAGGTAATGTAATAGCAACCATTTTGTTCAAATCAGGTTGCTGTTCTAATCTAGCGATAAATTTTGCTGCAGGACCATATGCTAAAGGAACTCTTTTAATATCAACAGTTGTTCCATCAGAAGTTTGATGTCTAACTTCCATGTTATTAAACAATGTTCCAAAACCAATTATGGTTTTTCTAATAACTTCGTGATAAAAATAAGTCCCTAACATTAAAATAGTCCAAATGGATTTGATTCAGTGAAATCAAGAATTTGATCTGCTTCATTCTCAATTTCATCACTATGATCGTATTTATCCTTGTCTGTATTTGCTGCAGATACTTGGATAGTATATTGAGCACCAGATCTTGATCCAGTTACAACCTCACCCCTCAAGAATGTTCCAGTTTCAATACCAACCTGTAAGATCTTAGTATCAAGATCCCATCTCTTAACTCTTGCAGAGACGTTAGATCTGTTTCCTGTTACAAGTTCATTAAACCAATAACTTCCAGATCCTATACCAGCAGATGAAGGTGGAGCAACTGTTATTGTTGGTGGTGAGAAGAATCCTGCACCAGCATCCTGAATAAAGATGTTTGATATAGTTCCACCAGCACCAACTTCAGCACGAGCAGAAGCAGGTAATTGTGGAGATAGAGATGGAAGTGAAATTGATACATTTGGTGTAGTAGAATAACCAACTCCACCTGTTCCTCCAATTGAAATACGAATAATACCTTTTTTACCATCAGATCTTATAATTGCAGTAGCAGCAGCACCAACACCTCCACCACCAGATATTGTGACTATTGGTGCCACAGTATATCCAGCACCTGAATTTGTAATTACTATCTCCTCTATAGAAGTAACATTGTTTCTTGTTGTTAATAAACCTACTGCAGTAGCATCTATTCCACCACTAGGTGCTGTTGTTAATCCGATGGTTGGAGCACTCGTAAATCCTGAACCATCATTAAGTAAATTTATACTCTGAACAAATCCTGTTCCTATCGTTGCTGTAGCAGTCGCTGCTGATCCAACACTGTTCATTGTGAGATCAGTAATTACACCTAAGTCCTCTATCTTACTATCAATAGCATCTATGCCTGTATCAAGAGTTTCATCATTGTATTCAAATAATTCACATTGTAATTCATAAACATAAGTATTCCCTAACTGATAAAAAGGAACTTCATGCTCTACAAATTTTATTTCAAATAATCTACCACCTAAAGGGAAAAATACTAAATCACCTTCACGAGGTCTCATTACTGCTTCACCTACTTCATCTACATCTTCTTGACTTAGAAATGGGGAGATAAAATCTTCAAATCTTTCTCTTGAAATGACTAATTGTAATTCATCTCTCAAACTCATTCCAAATTTAGTTAGAACATCACCTGCTCCACTGTAACCGTCCCATGTATTTACATATGCTTCTAATTGAAAATTATCATCAAACTTAGATGCCTCTATCTCTTGAAAAACTGTACTTCTGTTCACAAACTTTCTAGGAATATATGTAACTTCAACACCATATATTTTCAATTGCTCATTTACAAGCGATTGAATCAAGTCTTGCTCTTCTGGAGATCCTTGTAGAAAAAACGGGTTGAGAGCCATTATCCAATAAAGTCTAAAGGTGGAAGTTCATAAGTAGAACTCATTTCTTGTTTAATCATTTCAAGTTCTCTTAATGCATCGTCATATATCTGTCTACCATTTAATTCAATACCACCTGGTAATTTTACACCTTGAAACTTAATTAAGTTTTGACCCCACTGTCTCTTAATTAAAGCGGTCAAATATCTTTTTAAAAAACTATCATTGAATAACTGTGTATATGTTGTTGGATCTAATATTCTATGACAGTCAATGACTATAAAGTCACCAGCATTCAAACTATTATAATCAATATCTAAGTATAATCTGTCTTGTCTTTTATTAAATCTGACTTGTGCTTCAGTTGTTAACAGAAAATCTATATCTTCTAGATATGATTTAACCATAGCATACTGCAATAACTCAACTGAATTGAAATAATACAAATCATTTAAAAATAACTGGTATTTGATGCTGAACATACCACCAGATATTGAACTCATATCAAATTTAAATATTTTTTCTATTCCTACAACTGTTTCAGGTACCTGAATAAAATTTGATGTCTCGTAGAAATTTGATGTAGTTGTACCATAACCACTTATTGCTGTAGATGTGCCAGTGGTTGTTACAATACCTACACCTGTCGTTCCCTGTGCCTTTCCCCTGTCTATATCACCCTGAGTAAATTGATACTTTAGGTACATTCTTTCAATACCGTCAAAATGACGTTCTTGAAAATACTGAAATGCATCATCTACTAGATCATCAACCTGTTCATCACTCACGTTGATTTCTAAGACTGGTGCACCTAATTGTCTTTTGCAATATTCAATTAATTCTTCTCGTGAAGCAGGTTTCGCCATTAGAAATCCTCAGAATCTATTGTTATATTTTTTGGTTTTTTCTTACCTTTCAGTTGAATCAATAAATTTTCCTGATCAGTTACCTTTGTGCTCAGTTGCTCAACAACATTATTTAAACCAAGTACTCTTGTTTCTAATGCTATTATTTGAGCAAGCATTTCGTGTGTCTTTTTCTGATAAACACCCAAAATCATCTTGTATTCGTTTTCATCCATGACAGAGTATAAAAAAAGGTGGGATACACCCACCTATATTTATAAGTTATACTTTACTCGTTAGAATGAGCCACCATCGACGGTTATGTTTTCTAACTGTCTTAGTGAACCATCATGACTAATTACTGCTGATAATCCTGCAGCATCTTTAATGAATACACCACCTGCTTCAATTGTAGCATGTGTGGAATTAGTTAATACACTTGTACTCTCTGATACGTCTGCACCAAAAGCAATTCTTCCTACAGAATCATCCCAGAAGACTGCTGCTTTCTTTGCAGAACCACTATAGTAATGGAATATTAAACCAACATCTATGTTAGCATCTGATGATGGAGCGACTAAGGATCCACCACTGTTAACAAGACCTACCTCAATTAAACTATCCTCAACCTTTAAGGTTTCAGTATTAATTATTGATTGTGACCCTAATACTGTTAAAGTTCCGTTAACTGTTAGATTATCATCAACTGTAACTGTACCATCAGCAGAGTCTAATGTAAGAGCACCACTTGAAGTATCAATCTCATTATCACCAGTAACACCAATTCTTATATTACCACCAGTTAAATCTGTAAATGTACCAGCACCAGCAGATGCACCACCAATAGTTACACCATCAACAGTACCACCATTAATATCAGCAGTATCTGCTACTAATGAGTCGATCTGTGCAGTTCCATCTATAAAGAGATCCTGCCACTCATTTGTAGATGATCCGAGGTCTCTTGCACCATCTGTAGATGGAAGTAAGTCGCTATCAAATCTACCAGTTGCAGTAATAGTGTTTGATGTAGCGTTACCTAGATCAACATTACCTTTAGCATTTAATAAACCTTCAAATGTCGCATCATGAGGTGTATTGACTGCATTTGAATGAGTGATAATAGCATTACCCATCTTAGCATGAGCAGTGCACTGATAATGTAAAACAGCAGGTGTAGAGTCTGAGATTGTAATCTCAGTATAAGTATTCTGAAAACTTACACCTGTTGTATAATTATATACCTTATCAACATCAAGGTAAAACTTTAATGGATGACTTCCTGTATTGTCGTTCGTAAATCTGTAAGTTTTACCTGGAGTCAAGTGTAGTATCGGTGCTTCTACACCATCAATCTTATATCCATTACTACTACCTGAACCATTATATCTGTGTGCTGCAGATTTTGCTGCAACTGATACAGTAAAGTTCTGTGTGGTAGCAGAATGTGGTGCTTGTAGATATGAAAATCCTTTTAACGCTGTTGTAGTTGTTACACCAGAGTTATTAATTGCATCTGCCTCTAAAGTACCATCTAAGTATAAATGTCTCCATTGCTGTGTTGCTGAACCTAAATCAAAGGTATCATCGTCATCTGGAACAAGACTAGAAGCAAATTCACCACCAACCACAATGTCATCAGTAACTGAGTCACCAAGTCTAACTGTTCCACCACGGAATGTTACGATACCTATAAATTCTGACTCACCACCAACAAATAATCTATCTGTTACTGAAAGTGCTGCTCCAACATGTACGCTCTTTTCAATACCAACACCACCTTCAACTATTAAAGCTCCTGTATCTTTGCTAGTTGAATCTGTTGTGTCTGATATTGTAATAGGACCTACAAGTGTTCCACTTGTCATCCAACTTAAACCACCACTTCCGTCATTCTGAAGAATACCGTTAGTAACGTTAGTAGCAGGAAGTGTGTATGTTAAATTACCACCTAATGTTGCAGGTGCTTTAAGTTCTATATAATTGTCGCCATTACTTGCACCTTCTACGACTCTTACCGCAGAACCAGCAGTGTTAGTTTCTCTTGTCCAGTACCTATGTGATCCGAAAAATTTATTATTGCCTGAAGTCCCATCCAGACCCACATAAAAATCAAATTCATCAGTTACAAACGCTGGTTCACCTGCTGCTAGGGCGGGTAAACTGCTGTTGGCACCTCTTTTAAACTTTATTACAGGAGCAGCCATTGTTTAAAATCTACCTTTTAGTTATTATTTATTGATAATTTATGTTTGATTAAAACGTTCCAGCGTCAAAAGCATCATCATCAACTGAATCTGCTAGGTCAACAATTTGTGCTGCATCTACGTGTAGGTACTTATCAGAGTTAGCATCATACATTAAAAATGTATTATCTGCCCTCTGGGTTATATCAATATCTTGAACTTGTTCAAGTTCTTGAAGTGATGCTAGAGTTGTAGTCGCTGCTTTTTCAGAGGCAACAACTTTTTTTACTGTGCGTTGTCCAATCCTCACAGTTATGGGATTAACATTTTTTACAACTCTTATGCTAGCCATTAGGTTCGTGTAACTGCTTGTGATACGAGTC